CTGTTTCATTTATCCCCGAAAACGGTTCAAAAAGCCATGACTAGCCACGCAGGAGCCTCAGAAGGTACAGAGTGGGTTGAAAGTGGCTCAAATCGGCTTGTATCGGTTTTGGGTAGAGACACAGACCCACTAAAAGGCCATTGGGAGCCCCGAATCCACACGCCGCTGAACAATTTGCCATCCAAAGGCCATGAGCTCATTGATTTGGCAGACAAAATCGGCATCAGCCTCATGGATTGGCAAAAATTCTTTATCATCAACAGTCACAAGGTAAAGCCTGACGGCAGGTGGGCGAGCCCAATCAATATCGCCTGTGTTGCGAGACAGAATGGCAAAAGTTTTTTGATGCAGCTGAGAATTCTTGGCGGCCTTTTCCTATGGGGAGAATCCCTACAGATTGGGTCAGCTCACCGGCTTTCTACATCTTTGGAACAATTTAGATCACTGGTGGATTTGATTGAGGGCAACGAATTCTTAGCCTCACAGGTCAAGCGCATCCGCTGGACTCATGGCTCTGAGGAAATTGAGACAATCCACAACACGCGCTTTATCGTAAAGGCCGGCGGCTCAGCTGCTCGCGGTGTTTCAAAGCCTGAAACAATCCACCTTGACGAATTGCGCGAGATGACAGACCTTGAGAGCTTTGCCTCTTTGCGTTACACCTTGATGGCTGCAAATAACCCAATGATTTTGGCCTACACAAATGCCGGTGATGCCAGCAGCATTGTGCTCAACCAATTTAGGGCGCGCGCCATTGCATCTATTGCCGGCGGTGAGGATGACATTGGCTACTTTGAATGGTCAGCGCCCACAGATGATGTCAGCCTAGAAAATGCGGCTTATGCCAACCCAGCTTTAGGCACAACAATCCATCCTGACAATATCAGGGCAGTTTTCAATGATCCACCTGATGTGGTGCAAACCGAGGTACTTTGCAGATGGGTGCAGGCAATCAGCTCATGTGTGGACTCTGCAAAATGGTCTGCCTGTGCTGATGATGCATTTGATTTGCTTGAGGATAAGAGCACATGGCTGGGGATTGATTTATCACCGGATCGTAAATTTGCGGCGCTAGTTGGAGCTCAGCAGATTGATGAGGATGGCACATTTGGCGTGAAGCTGTTGCATACATGGGATAACCCATTGCAGCTGGATGATAAAGCCATTGCCAATGATCTTGCTTTTTATGCTCGCAAATACTCAACGGATTATGTGCTGTATTCAAGGCGCACAGCTGGCGCTGTTGCAGCTCGCCTGACACCGGCAGGAATTCCAACCTATGACATGGATGCGGTTTACCCACAGGCCTGTGATGAAATGCTGGGCGCTATCAATTCAGGCCGGCTTCATTACAAGCCAAACCCTGAGCTCTCAACCCAAATGCTTTCAGCTGTGCAATTGCGGCGAGGTGATGGCGGTTGGGTCATTGGCAGGAGAGCTTCAAACGCAATTGTGTGTGCCAGCGTTGCAACAGCTCTCGTGACTCACTTTGCGACACGCCCAGCAACAGACCTTGACATTATGGTCATGTAAGGCTACCGGCTCGCGTAAAATGTGAGCATGGGTTTATTTGATGGCTTGCGCAAGGTAGAAGCTGCTCAAACAATTGAGCATGTGGATGCTGCATCTTTGCAGCCTTACTATCAAGGCCAAGCACCTTTGTTCTATCTTTCAGATACAACAGCTACACGCGCCGAGGCAATGAGTGTGCCTACAATTAACCGCGCTTGCTCAATTATTCAAACAATTGGTTCACTGCCAATGCATGTGCGCAATGAAGGCACAGGCCAGCGCGTAGAGCCACAGCCGCGTGTAATTAACCAACCTGATCCACGAATTGCCGGCTCAGTATTTTGGAGCTGGATGGTTTCAGATTTATTTTTCCATCCAACAGCTTATGCATTTGTAACAGAGCGTTATGCAGACACAGGGCGCATCCGAGCAATGGAGCGCATTGCACCTGAGCGCGTAACTATCCAAACAAACGCACAGAGCACTGAAATCACAAATTACATGATTGATGGCGCTTACATTGACCCAAACAATCTTGTGGTGTTCGCTGGATGCTCAGAGGGCTTACTCTCTCGCGCAGGTCGCACAATCAAAGCTGCTGCAGCTCTTGAATCGGCAGCGCTTGACTTTGCACTCAACCCTGTGCCTCAAATGGTGCTCTCATCCAATGGCACATCATTGCCATCAGATCGCGTTGCAAAACTTAAGCAAGCATTGTTACAGCGTACAAAAAAGGCTTTCCTATTCTTAAACGCTGATGTAAAACTAGATACTTTGGGATATGACCCTAAATCATTGCAAATGAATGAGGCGCGCAATTATGTGGCGCTTGAATTGGCTCGCGCCACTGGTATCCCTGCGTACTTTGTAGATGCACAGCAGAGCACATTCACTTACTCAAACGCATTAGACAAGCGCAGGGATCTAATTGACTTTGCATTTAGAAATTACCTCTCAGTAATCGAACAACGCATGAGCTTTGCTGACTTTGTGCCAGCAGGTCAAACTGTGCGCTTTGATCTAGATGATTTCTTGCGTGGTTCACTATCAGAGCGCATTGCCGCTTACAAAACACTTTATGAAATTGGCGCTGTGTCAATTGCTGAAATCCGAGAGGAAGAAGATCTAATCTCATGAAAAAACTCACCACATCAATGAAGGTCACAGCTGCGGATTCTGCAGAGCGCACAATCACCGGCACAATTGTTACATTTGAGGAAATCGGCAACACATCAATTGGTAAGACTCAGTTTGCAAAGGGTTCAATTGAGGCACAGTCAGTTTTGCTCAACCTTGAACATGATCGCGCTCGCCGCATTGGTAAGACACTCAGCATGGAGCAGAGTGACTCAGAAATTATCGCAACATTTAAAATTGCTGAAACCACAGCCGGAAATGATGCGCTTGTTGAAGCTGCAGAGGGTTTGCGTGATGGTTTTTCAGTTGAGGTTTCAATTGATGAATATGAAACCCTAAAAGATGGCACTGTCAGAATCTTGGCAGGAGAGCTCACAGGCGTTGCCTTGACATCAGAGCCAGCAATTCGCAGCGCTCGCGTTTCAGAGGTCGCAGCAACAGAAGCAGATGAAAATTCTGAATCCACACCGGATGCAGATGCAACACCCACAACAGAAGGAGACGAAGTGGAAAACACCGTCACAAACGCGGAAACCGTAGAGACGGTCGAAGCCGCACAGTCAGTAACAGCAGCAGCAACAGCTGTTGGTGGATTCACAGCAAAGCCACGCATTGAGGTCACAGCTGCGAAGTACATGGAAAACACAATCAAGGCATCACTAGGTGATGAGGAAGCAAAGCGCTATGTAATGGCCGCCGATAATACAACGGACAACAGCGCGTTCAATCCCACACCACAAATGACAACCATCATCAATGGTCTTGCCACAATGGTGCGCCCATCAATTGATGCAATCAGCCGAGGCACATTGCCTGCAGCTGGCCTTACCTTTGAAATTCCAAAGGTCACAACGCTTCCATCAGCTGCAGCAGCAGATGAGGATGCAGCATTTTCAGAAACAGATCAGCAGAGCTCATTTTTATCTGTGACTGTCAAGAAATTTGCCTCACAGCAAAAATTTAGTGTAGAGCTTCTCACACGCAGCAACCCTGCGTTTTATGACGAGCTTTACCGTAACATGGTCGCGCAAATGGCTGCAGCACAAGATGCTTATGTCAATGCACAGATCATCTCAGGTGCAACAGCAGATGGCACAACAATCACAACATATCCAACAGCTGCTGAGCTTCTTGGCTTTACAGCTCGCGGTGCAGCATCTGTTTATGCAGCAACAAAGGGGCTCCCAAACCCATTCGCAACAAACATGATTGCAAACCTCTCACAGTGGTCAAACATCATGACACTCAACGATTCAGGCCGCCCAATTTACACAGCATCACAGCCAATGAACGCAGGTGGAGCAATCTCACCACGCTCACTGCGCGGCAATGTAAACGGGTTTGACCTTTATGTCACACCAAACACTGCAGCAGGAACAGACACAGATGGATCTCTCATCATTGTGAATCCTGATGCTTACACATGGTATGAGGATCCTGCACAGTACTCACTGCGCGCAGAATCAACAGCTGACGGTTCAATTACTGTCGGCCTATATTCCTTTGGAGCATGCGCCACAAAAATTGGCGCTGGTGCTTTCAAGGTAAACAAGGCGTAACCGCCACCCATTAATCATGGGGCTAGTTCTCCCGATCTAGCCCCAGCAGTCGAAAGGATGACTCATGCCAAGCATTGTTACAGCCGCACAGCTCAGGGCAGTGCTTGGCGTGAGCACATCTTTGTATAATGACGCTTATCTCAATGAAATAATCAACACTAGTGAGGCAGTAATTTTGCCCATGCTCGTTGCTAACACAACAGCTGTGGACTCATACAAGCTCACAAGCAATGTGGCGTTTTTCTACACATTGCGCCCACATCACTTTGCGGTAGGCCAATCCGTCATTGTTAGTGGCCTACCGTCACCCTTTAGCGCAACACACACTGTGACGACATCCGGTGAATTCCAATTTACAGCCGCGCTCACAAACGCTGATGTAAACCTGCGCGAAGCAATCCCATCAGGCACAGCCACACTTTCAGGCTATTCAGCTGCGGAAATCTATGCCGGCAATGATGCAATTGAGTCAGCAATCTTGGCTGTCTCTGTTGAGGTTTTCCAATCTCGCATTGCAGCCGGTGGACAAATCGAAGGCGTAGATTTTGCATCTACCCCGTACCGCATGGGGCGCAGCTTGACCAATCGTGTCAGCACCTTGCTTTATCCTTACCTTGATGCTGAGGGATTTGCTCAGTGACAGCCTCAACCATTGCAGGCACTAGAGCCACATTGGCAGCAGCTTTTAATTCTTTGGCTGCCTCAAGTTACAACAGTGTGCCTGAGTCACCAATCCCACCGGCAATTGTCATTGTGCCGGCATCTCCCTATTTGGAGCCAACACTTATCGGATCACTGACTAAAGTCAAGATCAATTTTACAATCACAGCCATTGTTGCTTACAACAGCAACCCTGCATCACTGGATAACCTAGAGCAGCTCATCATGGGAATTCTTGCGCTAATACCGCAAGGGTACGAAGTAGGCACTACATCAAAGCCGACACCGCTAGAAGTTGGGGCATCAACAATGCTCACAGCAGACATCAATGTCAGCACCTATTACACACAAACCAACTAAGGAGCAAAAGTGGCAACGACAATCATCACAGGTCGCGATCTCACTCTGACGATTGCAACCACCGCTTATGATGCGCAAGCAACATCAGCAGTTCTTTCAAACTCACCAACCATTGAGACTTATCAAACTCTTGATGGCAAGGCATACAAGCACATTGACGATCAGTGGACTTTTGATGTCTCAATGCTTGCAGACTGGGGCGCTAGCGGATCGCTTTGCGAAGCTCTTTGGACTGCATGCGAATCAGCACCAAACACAACATTGGCAGTCTCACTCACAGCTGTAACCGGCGCAGTCTTTGCATTTAATGTGATGCCTGTGTTCCCAGCTGTAGGCGGCACTGCACCTGATGCACAGACTGTTGATCTATCATTTACAGTTGTTGGCACACCAACTGAAACATTCAGCTAAACCAAACCTAATCGGGAGACAAAATGAAACTACCAATCACAATCGAATATAACTCAGGCGATTCAGCAACTTATGTGGCTGCACCACCTGAGTGGGTAAAGTGGGAGAAGTCAACAGGACACATCATCTCTCAGGCTCAGGACAAAATCGGCATTGCTGATTTGTTATTTCTTGCTTACCACGCCATGAAGCGTGAGCAGGCAGGCAAACCTGTCAAGCCTTTTGATGTGTGGACTGAAACCGTTGCCGGCGTTGAAGTCGGTGATGCAAACCCAAAAGCTACCCAGCCGGAAGCCTAAGCCGCACACTGTGGGAGCTCTCGCTAAAAACGGGGCTCTCACAGGATGCGTTTGAAACAGCTGAGGACATCCTCACAGTCTTGGAGATATTGGAGAAGCAAAATGGCAAGTGAAGCAATCAGCTATGACAAAGCTGAATTGCGAGCCATCACTAAAGCATTTAAGGCTATGGATGATGAGGCCACAGACCAAGCCAAAGCAGTCTCAAGCTCTTTGGCTGATTTTGTATCTGACAAGGTAAAGGCTGCAGCTCGTCAAACGCGAGCAATCCCAAAGGTGGCATCTCGTATCGCTGAGGGTTCAAGGGTTTCAAAGAGTTCAAAGATTGGCGAGATCTCTTACGGCTTTGCATCTCAAAAGTTTTCCGGCGGCGCAACAACGCGTGACCTTTGGGGTGGCGCTGAGTTTGGATCTAATAAGTTTAAGCAGTTTCCTGTTTGGTCAGGGCGTGAAGGTCGCGGCTCTCGCGGTTGGTGGATTTATCCAACCCTGCGCGGTGTGCAGCCTGAAATTCTGAAAAAGTGGGAGAATGGATTTTCCGAGATAGTTAAGAGGTTTGACTAATGGCAGGCAGCCGCACACTCAAACTCTCCATCCTTGGTGATGTAGACAATCTCAACAAAAGCCTAAAAACAGCCACAGCTGATGTGGACACCTTTGGCGATAAGATGGGCAAGGCCGGCAAGATGATTGGCGCTGCCTTTGCAGCAGCCACAGCAGCGGCAGCAGCCTATGCAGTCAAAATCGGCATTGATGGGGTCAAAGCCGCCATTGAGGATGAGAAGGCACAGACACAGTTAGCCCTAGCTTTAAAAAACGCCACAGGGGCAACAGACGGGCAAATTAAGGCCACTGAGGCCGCCATCCTGCAGATGTCTTTGGCAACAGGCGTGGCTGATGATCAGTTGAGGCCAGCGCTTCAAAGGTTGTCCATCTCCACCGGCTCAGTCAGTAAAGCTCAGGATTTATTATCAACGGCGCTTGATGTATCGGCAGCCACAGGCAAACCGGTTGAAACAGTTGCCATTGCCCTATCAAAAGCCTATGACGGGAACAGCGCATCTCTTGCAAGGTTAGGCATTGGCCTTTCAACTGCAGAGCTCAAAACAATGTCATTTGAGCAGGTTCAAGGAAAGCTCTCAGATCTCTTTGGTGGAGCTGCAGCGGCAAATGCTGAAACTTACTCAGGCCGCATTGCTCGCATGAAAGTTGCATTTGACGAAGCCAAGGAAACAATTGGCTTTGCTCTTTTGCCTATTCTTGAAAAGCTCATGAAGTACATCAACACAATTGCGCAGCCAATTCTTGAAGCTCTTAACGGTGGGTTTGACAGCAAATCAGGTTTAGGCTTTTACATCTCCAATGTGGCAAAGATAATCCAATCAATCTTTATCCCTGTTTGGAATGGCCTTGTGTCTGCTTTCAATAGCATCAAAAAAGCCATTGGCGAGAATCTCACTGTGTTTGGTGAATTTGGCAGTTACATTGCAACTTATCTTGCGCCTGTCATTGGCACAGTGCTTGGCGGCGCGCTCACTGTTGTGGGCAAGGTTGCAGCCGGTGTCATTGATGTAATTGCATCAGTCATCAAGGTAATCAATGGATTGATAGGCGGCGCAATTGACGGCATCAACGCGCTCATCAGGGCTTACAACGCTGTGCCTCTTTTGCCAAATGTGCCAACAATTTCAAAGCCAACATTGGCTGCGCCTAGTGTTTCAAGCGGTTCAGTTTCAGTGCCATCAATCCCATCTGTGCCAACTGTGTCTGTGCCAAAGGTTTCAGGCTCATCATCCGGCACAGCCAGCGCTAGCACATCAGCTGCCAAAGCCTCAGCAGCCGCAACAACCGCTACTTATGCACCAACAGTTACCATTGGCGGCGCGCCTGCAGGTTATGTAAAAACAGGCACAACTATTGCCCCAACAATCAACATTGGCGTGGCAGGTGATCCTGAGGGTGTGGCTCGCACAGTTGTTGATGTGCTCAATCGCTCTTATGGTCGCGGCGCTCTTGGCGCTGAGCTGCTTTCATTATGACCCAATTTACACCTGAATGGTCACTCACCATCAATGGCGGTGGAGATTACACAAATTTGACTTTAGCGAATTTGACAATTACATCAGGGCGCACTGACATTTACTCACAAGCTGTTGCAGGATATGCCAACATTGAAATCCTCAACCTTGACCAATCCGGCATTGTGATTGATGTCAATGATCAGGTATCCATAAAGGTAAAAGATTCAACAGGCACATTTGTCAATCTTTTTGGTGGGTATGTAACAGATCGTGAGGTTGCAGTGACCACATCCGGCACAGGCGGCATCAATGAGGTTTTACGCGTAACAGCTCTTGGCGCTCTTTCAAAACTGCCTAAAACCTTGACTGAGGGAGTTTTAAGCAAGGATGAGGATGGGGATCAGATTTATTCAATCCTCAGTGCAGCTTTGTTTAACACATGGAATGAAGTGCCAGCGGCAACCACATGGGCTACATATAACCCAGCAACCACATGGGCAAATGCTGAAAATTCAGGCCTTGGCTCAATTGACCGCCCTGGAAATTATGAGCTGACAGCTCGCTCAGCAGAAATCACCGATATGTACAGCCTTGTGAGTGCTCTTGCAACATCCGGCCTTGGCTATCTTTACGAGGATGCACAGGGGCGCATTGGCTATGCAGACAGCACACACCGAAGCTCATATTTGGCAACAAACGGTTATGTGGTGCTTTCAGGCAATCATGCTTTAACCTCAGGAATCCGCACAATCCGCAGGCTTGGCGATTTACGCAATAAGGTCACAATTGAATACAAAGCCAATGCCACAGCCACAGCTGAGGATGCAGATTCAATTGCGCTTTATGGACAGCAGGCGCAGTTGATTCAGACATCAATTGAAAGAAGCGCTGATGCCACATCTCAAGCCAATTTTTATTTAGCCATCAGAGCTTTTCCGCAGGACATTTTCCAAAGCATCACATTTCCTTTGGGTAATCCTGAAATTGATGATTCAGATCGTGATGCCTTGCTCAATGTGTTTATGGGTCTGCCGGTGGACATTCAGGATTTGCCATCCAACATGGTCAATGGTCGCTTTCAGGGGTTTGTTGAAGGCTGGTCATTTAGAGCTAGTTACAACAACCTCAGCTTGACTCTCAATGTGTCTCCAACAGCTTTCAGCCTGCAATCAATGAAGTGGGATGATGTAGGCGCTTTGGAGACATGGAACACAATCAACGCAACTTTGGACTGGAACAATGCCACAATAGTGGCCTGAGGATAGGAGCAAAATGAGTACGACAACCACAAACTTTGGCTGGACTGTGCCAAGTGACACCGATTTGGTCAAAGACGGTGCAGCGGCAATCCGCACAGCTCTTGGCGGCGTTGATACATCCTTTGTTGATTTAAAGGGTGGCACAACAGGCCAAGTGCTTTCAAAAGCCTCAGGCACAGATTTAGACTTTGCTTGGACAAATGCTGATCCCTTAACAATTCTTGATGCAAAAGGTGACTTGATTACCGCAACAGCGGCAGACACACCTGCGAGATTAGCAGTTGGCACGAATGGATATGTATTAACGGCAGATTCAACTGAATCAACCGGAATAAAGTGGGCAGCACCGGCAGCTGGTGGAAAAGTTTTACAGGTTGTTTCAGCTACTTATTCAACTCGC